AGTGATATGGGGCATATCCCCATATCACTCAGTTGTATTTGAACCTCTAATCGGTTCCGATAATGCGTACGCGCTTTATATTAGTCTTCTTTAGGGCTCATAGAGCGTTCGCGCCTATGTTCTCTCGAGAATACCAATATACTCCAATGTTTTCTAAGTATGGTAGAATTAAACTAACTATCGATCCAGAGATTTATTTCTCAACCAAAATTCAAAATGACGGTATTACTTGATTGTAATTGTGAATCCGTAACTACTGAACCGTAGTAATGAAGGTAACCATTCCTTCAAAATCCTAAACGATGGTATTACATGTTTGTAATTGTGAGTCCATGACCGCTTATGCGGTATTCCTCCTATTGATAACCCATTTCCCAATTCGTTTTGATCTAATTTAATAATAGTTTTAACAAAGTTGACTTTCTATTTTATTTTAGAACCAATAGTGCCCTCGTAAATTTTACGCACTCAAGTGTAGTAGGGCCCGGCAGAGCCTTATTATGAATTGTTTGTATTGATTTAGTGGCGAACCACCAGTTTTTAAGCTTGTGCGCTATTTTAGTAAATTATATTTTAGACAATATGTGATCCAAGCATCGCCTAGTTGGGATTTTTATCCCGTAATAAGTAATTTCTAGGTTGACTCTTGGAGTGTAGTATTGCACTCAATAGAGTTATTTCAGTTCTTATTTTAGATAGGTTTAAGACAATCTTTTCGTTCATTAAAGATTTCGCCCCAACCTCTATGATAATTAAGTTTATGCGAAGCTCAGCGAGCACCCCCGTATATAAATCTGAAATCTGCGACATGGTCAATCCAACCATGCACTGTGAACCCAGTGTGAAGGATATCGTACAAGATTACGAAAATCAATTTGGATTTGAAAATCTTAATGCTGCTTCCACAGCATTGGCCACATTTAGTGGCATATCTGGCATTTCTATGCCAGATCATATGGTTAAGGAATTTGAAGGGTTAGCCCTGCTTGTAACAAACTTGTCTCAACAGACAACTGTTACTGGTATTGTGTCTGGTGTAATATTGCACCTGCGCGCATATATTTCCACCTCTATATCTAAAAGTGTTTATGATTATATAAACAATTTGTTTATGATAGATTCTGAAAGTTTTTCTGATCAATCAGACCTTGAAACCCCCGATTGGTTGTCATGTTTACGTGACATAAAAACCAATTGGAAGATGTGTAAAAGTAATCGCATCTTTACCCAGTTCTCTAAATTATTGGGTATGTGTGTTGTTATGGGTTTATGTAAGCACACTGATGTAGAGTTTTCCATTGGTAAATTTAAGTTGTTCACGCCTGACATTTATGATAAGCACGTGAATGCTTTTGAGTTGGTTGATGCCTTTTGTGAAACTGTAATGTATTTCACAGAGAGTATGTATTTGTGTTTTAAAAACAAGTCACTACAACCCTTTCTTATTAATGACCACGCTGCACTATCCCTAGATGAGGAGTGTGCACGTATTTTTTCCTGGTGGGATTTAGTTAAACATGGCAATTTGTCACGTTTTACTGATGTTTCCGATCAAGAATTTGAGCGTCGCCTTAATAAATTAACCAAGGATTTAACCAATCTTTCTCAAAGCTTGAGGGGTTTAGACAAGAAATTGGTTGTAGATAAATACACCAGGTGTTTAAATATGCAGAATGATTTCATTACCATGAAGATGGCTAGTGGTGTCAGGCATGCGCCCTTTACTTTTGCACTTTATGGCGAGAGTAGTCAAGGAAAAACCACATTAGGCGATCAATTAGTTGATGCGCTTTTAGCCAGTGCTTCTTTACCTTTAGATAAAAGTTATAGAGCAGCTTATAATCCTAGTGACAAGTACATGTCCAATTGGACTTCTGATAAATTAGTAATGATTTTTGATGATTGTTCCAATGAAAAATCTCAGTTTGCTGATAGACCACCCACTCGTGCTATATTAGATGTTTGTAATAATCAAATGTATTATGCCAACAAGGCTGAGTTAGACGCTAAAGGTAGAGTTTTTGTTGAGCCATGGATAGCCATGGCAACTACTAATGTCAAACACTTGGATGCTGGCTTGTATTCCAATTGTCCGTATTCTATACAACGTAGAATGCCTGTTTACACTATAGTTGTAAAAAATGCTTTCCAAAAATTTGTTGAAGGTGTCCCTTGTGGCATAGATTCAGCTAAGGTTCGTAATTATTACACTATAGATGGTGTTTACACACCACCTCAATTTGATGACATATGGTCTATAACTATAGAACATGCTGTCAAGCCACAGAACTTGACAACTGTAGCTTCTTATGCTCCAGTTATGTGGAGAGGTCGTGAACTTAAGCATATTGATATGCGAACGTGCATACAATATTCTATAGAGGCTTTTGCAGCTCACAGGGAGAATCAACATGCTATATTAGATGGTATGCGTGTTCGAACTCGGGCTATAGAGCGTTGTTCCACACCACATTGTTGTCATCTAAAGGGCTATTGTCCTGATCATGAAGATTTGCAATTTGGTTCTGAAACCTTAGGAGCCGTTAGAGGCTTACTAAGGAATGCAATACCAACTTTTTCCACTGCTGACACAATAGCCGCCCGCGTATTATATTATGCTGGCAAAAGATACATCAATAAATGGTGTTGGGTTAAATTTATCCCGGCACATTTTCTTGATAATCGCTTTGTGCAAGCCTTTTTCAAATTTATTTATTTTGACACTCTTAAGATTGATTACATTAAGCAAACTTGTTTATTGTGGCTTTATTATGTGCTCATGATTTTGTTGTCCCTTTATGTTGGGCATTATTATCATAGCCCAATTGCCGGATTTTGTTTGCTATTCTTGTCTACTTGTTTCGTGTTATTTTCGCAACGTAGGATGATCAAGATAGTTGAAACATCACTGATTAAACGCTTGCGTAAAGAAAATGGTTTAGTTCATATGATTGTTAGGCAATATAGGGATGATAATGTTAGCTACGTTTGTGGTATTTTTATAGGATTAGCTGGAGCTTATGCTCTTTGCAAGGCCTATAGAGCATACATGTCCTATAAAGCTAGTGTTACTCCTGTTGTACAGGGATCACTTGAACCAACGACAGAAGATGAAATCATTAAGAGAGATAATGAAAAGTCTCCATGGTGTGTCCCCATTGTTCGTCACCTTCCTATTAGTGCTGTTTCTAAGACAGTTAATGCAGATACTCTTTGCAGAACTGTTGCTAAGAATTTACTTTATGGGTCTGTTGATAAACCAGGTGGTGGCACAGGCGCTCTCAATATGCTCATGCTTAATAGCAACTTGGGTTTAGTTCCCCAACATTATTTCGATATATGTGGGGACGAACTGCGTTGTCAATTTAGGCGTAGTAATCCTGAAACATGTGGCGGTAATTTTTATGCCACGTTAAGTGTACACACATCAGTACACATTCCAGACACTGACTATAGAGTCTGTTATGTAACAACTGGTGGTTCCTATGCTAATATAATTAAGCATTTTGCCCTTTCTAACTCCCCTAGCGTTCCATTCATTATGCAATGGCGCAATAGAGATGGAGAGATAGTTGAGAGCAAGGGATTTAGTGAGACCCAAATTGTCACTACCACTCGTACGTACATGGGTGGTAGGTATAGCAATCTTACCATTAATACATTTAAAGGCTTATGTGGGGCTACTTTAGTATCCGATACATGTGGCTCTTTTATTATGGGCATGCATTTAGGTGGTATCTCTGATACACCTAGAGGCTGCTTTGGTGCTGTTTCTCAAACCCAATTATTTTTGGCAATTGAGACTGTCAAGTCCATAGAGGGTGTGTTAATTAGTGGTAGTGCGGGTGCATTTAAGGAAGAAGTTTATGGAATCCAAATGTTAACTAAAGCACCATTACATCCTAAAAGTCCAATAAATTATTTGCCCCTTGAAAGCCAATTTGAATATCTTGGCACATGCACAGGTAGATCCACATCAAAATCTGATGTTAAAGTGACACCAATTAGTGATCATATTATTGACGTATGTAATGTACCCAATATATATGGCCCACCCAAGATGAATCCTGAGTGGCACGGTTGGCAAACCTGTATGGCAAATATGTCCAATCCAGCTCGTGAATTTCCACATGATTTATTGTGTGTGGCTGTTACTGACTATAAAGAAACTCTTTTACCTGTGTTTAAGAGTGATTTGTGGTCTAAGGCTACACCACTTGATGATAAACAAAATATCAATGGAATTCGTGGGTGTAAGTTCGTGGATGCAATAAAGTTGAATACATCGATTGGTTATCCACTAAGTGGTCCTAAAAGGGATCACATAATTGGTGGTATCCAGGCACCTGAAGGTGACCGTGAATTCACTCCTGAAATAATGAGTGAAATAACCAGATGCGAAGATCTCTATGCGAATGGAGAACGTGCTTATACTGTAGCTAAAGCTTGCAAGAAAGATGAAATTCTTGCCAAACCAAAGTGTAGAATTTTCTTTGGTAATGCTATATCGCTTACATTCTTAATTAGGAAATATTATTTACCTTTATTGAGAGTTTTGCAGATGAATCCTTTGAAGTCTGAGTGTGCTGTTGGTATCAATAGCCACGGACCAGAATGGGATACATTCTATAAGCATGTTACACAGCACGGTATGGATAGACTTATTGGTGGTGATTATGGTAAATATGATCAAAAATTACCTAGTCAATTATTATTAGCAGCTATGCGTTGTCTCATTGATTTTGCACGTTTGTGTAAATATAGTGAGCGCGATATTGCCATTATGGAATCCTTGTCTGGTGATTTGGTTTACTCATTGATTAATTTCAATGGTGACCTTATCGCCTTGACGCAGGGGGCTCATATTAGTGGTAATTCACTTACTGTTATTATTAACGGTATTTGTGGTAGCTTAAATATGCGCTGTTATTATTATCATTTAGTTGGTATTAACCAATTTAATTTGGGTCGTCGATTTCAACAAGATGTTGCGTTGATGACTTATGGTGATGATAATATTGGCACTGCCAGTGATCGTGTTGATTTCTCTATTAAAGGTATGTCTGAATTCCTGGCTTCTTATGGTCAAGAATACACAATGCCTGATAAAACTAGCGAGTTACAGGACTTTTTACGTCCAGACCAATTTGAATTTCTCAAGCGTGTTAATGTATATCATCCTGAATTACAATGTAATATAGGAGCTTTGTTAGATAAGTCTATATTCAAAGCTTTGCATTGTTTTATTCGACCCAAAAATTGTGTAAACACTCCAAATATGGCTAGTGCTTTAAATATTGATGGGGCTCTTCGTGAATGGTTTAACCATGGTGAAGAGTTGTACGAATTTAGAAGATTGCAAATGATTGAAGTTGCACAAAGAGCTGGTATTACCCATATGTGTGCAGAACTAAACGTTACGTTTAGAGATAGAGTTAACACATGGTGTGATATTTATTTACAAAATCATGACAATGACCTGAGCAAGTCTTAAACTGCTCAAGGGTAGGGTACCCGTAAGTATCCGCATGGGTTGGTAACCCAAAATACCCCATTGAATATGGTTAAGTCATCGTGCAAATGATTTGATTTGCAGCACTTTTACGTAGGTGTGGGACATCCCAAGCAACTAACGTACTTAGTAACTGGATACCATATGCTCATAAGTTGTATGTTATTTATAAGTGTATAGGCTTTACTTCGTAGGCGGCTTCATTGCCAGATCTATTTAGATCACCTCTTGCCAAGGAAATAAATGTACACCTCCCTGTGGATTGAACCGTCCGCTGAGGAGTTAAAGAACGGTTTACTAGTCAATTTAATTTATCAATTAGTAAAGGGTCAGAGACCCAAACAAAACAACAAGTCACTGTGTTCGATGATAAAGATACATCGTTCACTTATAACGTGAATGCTCAGAATGATAGCACTTTTAGTTGTGCCGATAGATCAGATGATGATCTTGGTTCATTCTATTCACGTCCTATAAAGATCAAAGAGTTCCAATGGGGCACAAGCACTAATTTATTTGAAGTGTTTGACCCATGGTCTCTTTATTTTAACAACCCTCGTGTAATAAATAGGATTTCTAATTTTAACAACCTTCGTGCAAAATTATGCATTAAAGTTCTTATTAATGGAAATTCTTTTCATTACGGCCGTGCTATATTATCTTATACACCATTACCAGCGGTGGATAATTTCACTGTAGAACGTGCCTTTTTCTCTTCCGATATTATAGGGGCGTCACAACGTCCACATATATATCTTGATCCGACTCTTTCGCAAGGTGGTAGTATGATTCTTCCTTTTATATTCTATAATAATGCTCTCTCTATACCATTGGGAGAGTGGAATAAAATGGGAAATTTAACACTACACACTCTGCAACCTCTTAAGCATGCCAACGGAGCATCAGATATCGTAACCATAAGCATTTTTGCATGGGCCGATGATGTTTCATTGTCTATTCCAACTTCCAGCGAACCTGGGGCTTTAGTGCCTCAATTCGGTGATGAAATCCAAGACCTTATAAATAAGTTTGAACGATTGGAAATACAAAGTGGTGATGAGTATGGCAAAGGTCCGATTTCGCGACCTGCGTCAATTGTAGCTCGTGTGGCTGGTTCCTTGCAGAATACACCTTATATTGGTGCTTATGCAAAGGCCACGTCAATCGCAGCTTCAGCGGTTTCTGGAATAGCCACTACTTTCGGTTATTCTAGACCAGTAATTTTAGAACCAACGAGACCATTAAGACCTAATTGCATGGGTAATCTTGCTAACACTAACATAGAAGATACTTCTACGAAGTTATCGTTAGATTGTAAACAAGAATTAACTATCGATCCTACAACTATAGGTATCGGCGCAACAGATGAAATGACAATTACATCTATTGCGTGTAGAGAATCTTATTTGACTTCTTTCCCTTGGACTATTGCTACACCCCCTGAAACACCATTATTTGGTATTCAAGTTACTCCTATGTTATGGGGTTTCAATAATGTTTCAGATGTAGGGGAGATGCATTTAACAGCTTGTGCGTTCGCTGCCTTACCTTTTAAGGTTTGGCGGGGTTCTATGAAATATAGATTTCAAGTTGTTGCATCTACGTATCATAAAGGTAGATTGAAGATTGTTTATGATCCACATGGATTTCAAACCAATGAATACAATACTAATTATACTTATATTGTTGATATTGCTGAATCTAAGGATTTTACAATTCAAATTGGATGGGGTATTTCCTATCCTTTTGCTCTCGTAGGAGCTCCTGGTGATGATGATGTTCCAACATCTCCTAGAGTTCCTGCTGCTGTTCCTTATGCAGCTGGTGGTTACAATGTTGTTGCCCCACGAATGAATAATGGTGTCCTTAGAGTTTATGTTGTTAATGATTTAACAACGCCTAACTCTACCATTAATAATGATGTAGCAGTGAATGTATTTGTTTCTGCTGGAGAGGATATTCAATTTAGAAATCCTTCTTCAATTTTAGACAAATATTATTATTTTGATGAACCACAGTTTGGGTTTGAGATCCAAAGTGGAGAAGAAATGGATATGGACACTACGCCAGATTCTAGTGCTCCAACCATGCCAACCCCTAAATTGACATTGATGAATACTTTGTCACAGAGTGATGCTTATGACCACGTGTTTTACGGTGAGTCTATAGTATCATTTAGGAGTTTGTTGAAAAGATACAACAAACATTCTACAGTATTATTTTCCAATAATTCAGGAGAACGTTTACTGTCTCTGTTTTTTAGGGCCTTCCCATATTATAGGGGATTTGCTCCAGGTGCAGTTACCACTACTGCCCTAGGCACCTATAATTATGGTCACAACACCTTAATCAATTACCTCACACCTGCTTTTGTAGCTTGGCGTGGTGGTATTCGATGGAAGTGTAATCCATTTATATCTCAAGATACAAGAACTCGTACTGCTCAGTTCTCTGTATCACGACTCACAGATCAAGTGGGCGGTTGGTCTAGGCAAAGCAATGGTCTCTCTACTATAGAGAATCAAGCATTGTTTGCTTTCCAAAATTTACCTGTTGCTGGTTTTTCAGGTACAATTTCGACCAACATCTTGGTGAACCCAGTTTTAGAATGGGAAACACCATTTCAGGAACCTTATAGGTTCCTACCAGCAAAGAAGTCTAATGTCACATCGTCTGATAGAGAATTCCAGAGTACTTTTCAAGCACTTAATCTGGAAGTCAATACCAATGCAACTGACAATATTAGATTTGACTTGCACACTTCAGTAGGGGAAGACTTTTCTTTGTTCTTCTATACAGGTCCACCAATAATTTATTTGATGGTAACTGTTCCCTCTCTCTAAATCCTACCGGGGATCGGTAGGTGCGGCATAGTCGCAGGTTTCAGCCTAAGTTTATTGTACTCTAAGAGTTTACATAAGCGTATTTAGGCGTTAGCGCCTCTATGCATTTATGATTTTACTTAGAGATCCCAATTTCTTAGGCGGTTGCCTGAATCGCAACTAACTCCTGTGCTATGCAATGGGGTTAGATCAGCTGAAAATAAAAAATACGCAACCGCACAACCCATCGACAGACAAAAATCAGTTGCTATGCAGACACCAAAACCGTTGACAGGAAAGCGTTTCAACTACTCGGTGGTCAGAAGGCCAGCTTGTAACACGGGTTTGGCAAAAGTGGCGGTTCAGTGCTTCGTATGACAGTTTTTGCTAAATTTGAACTTTGGTGCTTCGTATGAAATTTAGTGGTGAAAATCGCCACCTTCACCAAGCCCGAAAACGTTGTACGCAATTTTAAAGCCACTGCAAAACAATGAAAACTTTAGTGAAATTTG